GGCGAGGTCGGTTGAGGGTGCCATTCGACTTTCAACAGGGAGAGAGTCCCCCCCAGATATACCCATCTGAACTTCCCGCTTTCTGAAATGGCCTCTTGACAAATTCTTCAGGTCATGTTAGGATTACTAATAGATGGCGAGCGGGAATTGACTTGCTGCCAATCGAAGGGACATACGGAAATGAAACAGAACACCGAAAAGGCGAAGGCGACCGTTAAGGATTTTTCCGAAGGTAAGGACGGTTCAACGGAAGTCACGGTGGATTATGAATTTTCCTATGATATTCTGGAAAATTCCGAGGAACTTGCTCAGAAGTTTTCGCCTGCTGATGTTTTGAAGCTTGCTAATCAGCGTATTAAACAGACGGCGAATTCTTCGGCACGTCAAAAGGCTACTTCCAAGTATGCTATTGACCCGTCCTCGCCTGCGGCTGTTCGTGACCGTATGATTAAGGATATGGTTTCGCAGGGTATTCCGCAGGATGTGGCTACCAAGCAAATTGACGCGCTTTTGGCCTCTGTCAAGCCCGCCACGGTGTAATAGATTTCAAGCTGGGCGTATGTCCCAGGTGAAATAAAAATGGCCTAGAAGGGTTTTAATTTCCCTTCTAGGCCATTTGTTTTTGTGCTTGATGATTATTTGGCCGCGAGTAACTTGGATACTATCTCACAGGCTCTTTTAGTGCCCAATCCCATATCCTTTAATTCTTTCACCATTCGATAGACTAGAAATACTTGCGCGGCCGTCAATTCGATTTTCATAATCAATTCCCCTTCCCATTGTAAATGGTTTGCGCGATCGCCAGGGCATTAGCTTTGAAATGATAGTGGCTTGTGCCGCGAACCATTTCCTTGCCATCGCGGTTGACATGGGTTACGTGATTCATACCCAAATGCAATTTGATGGCGCCGCAGCATGGGCAATGGTCATTATCACGTTTCATGCGCCAATGGTCACAGATGAGGCATTTAATCAATTTGATTTTCATTTTGTCACCATTTCATACTGAACAATTTTTGTGGTGAATGGAGCGCCATCATCGAACCGTTTATCAGAGGTAATCAATTCTGATACGTAGTTGCGCGCCTCTAATTCAGTGAAGAAAAACGCATGTGCGTTCTGTTCGTTTGGACCTTCGCACATGTCTGTATACCAGGCGTGAACCATGTAAAGCGTTTGTAACATCACATCACATCCTTTCCATTTAACAAACCCACCGCTCAGGCGCTGAGCATATCAGATTAAATTTATTTGTCAAGCATTATCAAAATCCTTAATAAATTCTCAATATATTAATTCATATATAAATTAATATTATTTTATATATGAACATTTTTATTTTATATCTGAACTATCATTGAACCTTCATTCATATAACCATCCCCTATAGCCTCCATTATTGGGTCCCATCCACCTGCCCAATGCCCAATATTAATCTCATCTCTTTTATAAAAATATTTTCAAAATTAAAAATATTAATCATGAATATATAAAATTAGGGCATAAATATATAAAATTAGGGTCCCATCTAAAGGGTAATGTTACTTGGAAATGATTATAAATTAATTAATGATTAATGATTATAAGGACTTCAGAACCTTGACACGTAAGTAAGTCAGATGCTATGCTAGTATCAAGCGATAGGGTCTGAAATTTCGGTTTATAGGAAATATCATATTTCATTAATGATGAGCTATAATAAATCATAAATGATCAGGTAATAAATCATGCCATTAGGAATTGTATCGGAAGAGGAATTTAATAAGGAATTTGAATTAATTATTAATGATGAACTTATTAATAATTTAAAATCTGTTAATAATTCATCAAAGGTAGAAGTCAAAGAAATTCCTCATGGCAGGGGAGTTGGAAATGATAATGTTCCTCAATCAATTAGAAAATTAATTGGTGAGGAATCTATTATGGGTTCAAGCGCGCAAGAATTATCTGAATCATTTGGTGTTAGCAAATCATCTATTAGTGCTTATAAGAAATCTGCTACAAGTACATCCTCATATAGAAAGCCGAATCAGGAATTATTAGATCATACTAATAAAGTAAGAGATCGCATTACAAGGAAATCTAGAAGGTTACTTCTACGCGCGATCGATCATATTACTGATGATAAGTTGAAAGATACTAAGGCATTAGAACTATCATCCATTGCAAAGAACATGGGTGGTATTATGAAGGATATGACGCCTGATGTTAATGTTAATCAGGTGAATAATTCTGTTCTTATTTACATGCCGCGGGTCAAAGAAGAAGATGAATTTGAAGTAATTGATGTTCGTGATTAATTATGGGAATTCCCAATTCACATTATTTAGTTTGTCCTAAATGTAAGAGATATACAAATCGAATCTTTCGCGAAACAGAAGATGGATTTGGTGTTTGCAATAAGAATGGATGCGACGCTAGATTAGTTCCAAGAGCATTAGTTAAAGGGAATAAGAAATTAGAAAAGGCAAGGGAAGAATATGAAAAGATTAATTCTACTTGTAATTCTAATAACTGTTCCATTAATTAATTATTCTTGTCTGAATAATGATCTTAATCCATTAGTAACATTAGAAGCGCAGACATTACCAATCACCATCCACGTAGAACATGCACAGAATGCCGCGATTGATAATGTAACTAATTATACAGTTCAATTAGATAATCAGGCCGCGATCCCATATCCAAATGTATTGGATGCGGTTTGTTCATGTATCAAGACTCCTAATTTCGTTATCAATGATACGAACGCGCATACCATTATTATTCTAGCTTCAAACATTTGGGGTTCCTCAACTCCATTCACAATTAATTTTAAAGTAACCATTCCTGCTAAAGTTACTAATGGTGTGTTAAAAGTAGGTGCCTAATTATGAGAATGAAAAGATTTTCAATTCTACTAGCATTTCTATTTCTATTCCTATCTCATTCGGCATTTGCACAACAGGATGTTTGCAATCAAACAAACAATCTGTTGAATGTCGCGATCAATTCTACTACTGCTGCAACAACGCGATTAGTAGATAATACTGGTGCTACCCAACGCTATATTGTTGTTTGCAACTATACTGTCGTTCTCGTCGGTAATACTGTTGCTAATACTCTTATCTTTAAACAGGGTACAGGCGCGAGTTGTGGAACTGGTTCTAGTAATATTACTGGTCCTATATCCGCTGGTTCTGCTGCTACAAGTAATATTGTTTTACCTGCGTCTGCATTACCTTTTGGTAAATTACAGGTAGGAAATTCCCTTTGCATGACGACGACTACTACTGATTTAATTGGTGGTAATCTTACTTATGTATTTGTTGGGCCTGGAATTCCCTAATCAATTATTATTCCCATATTAATCCAGTGAATAAACTTAAATGCGTAAACCTCCTTATTATGGATATGTAGAGCCAAATTCTAATATGGATAGGCGAAATAATGGTTATCGATTTGACAAGAGTATAAATCTGGGAAACATTATTTCGATGGTCGCGCTTTTAATTACTTTATTTGGATTTGGTATGAAGATACTTGAACGAATGGATAGCATGGAAACAAAAGTTAATCTTATGTGGGAACAGTTTTCAATTACCTTAAAGAATAATATTAAGAATTAGAAATAAATTATGATCGTTCTATTCGATTATATCATCATTAGAATTAAGCAATTAATTCTTATCATTGGTTCATTAGCATTTGTAATCATGAACCATTTGAATTTACTTCACATCTCAACTACTTGGGGTGATAGGATTGAATTAGTTCTTATTCTAATTGTTGCTATTAATAGACCATCATTTTATTTAGATAACAGTTCCTCATTCGTTAATGGAGTAAAGCAAAATTATGAAGGTAGCAACTCTTCTATTGGTTCTAAGTGAATTCACTGTTATTCTAAAGACTAAGGGTTATATTACAGCTACTGATGATTTTGGGGATTTTTCTAACATCGCGAATGATATTGAACTTGCGACTGAATTAGAAGGAATTCTTAGGAAGCACGGCGTTGATATTCCCAATAAGGTTGATAAGGTATTACAACTTATCCCTTTAGTGGTGGAATTGATCAAGAATTAAACCAATTCCCTAAGAAAGTAATTAATAATATGTTCTCACCTGAAGAAGTTACAAAGGCAGTTCAGAATGTTCTTAATGCGGATATTACTATCCCTGAAGGACATAAGGTTGCATTTGTAACTGTAGCAAATCAAAATGGTTTGCAAACGGCAATCGCGGCCAAAATTAATGATACTTGGCGCGTTCAAGGTGATATCGGATTCCATCCTAATAATAAAGATTGGGAATATGGAATCACAGTCCAGGCAACTTGGTGATTAATGTTCACGAATCAAAGTAAGGTTATTGAGATTGGAAATAAGAAGGTTATAGATTACGAAGATATCAAACCTATTTTAAATCCAACTCAATCGTATGATCTTGAAAAGGTTCTTAGAATAACACCTGCGAAGAATAGAATTGAAACCGCGTTAGGATTTACCGGATTATCTAAGAAAGATTGGTTTATTGATTCTGGTGTTATTCAGGATTGGGATAGAGATAAGAGTTATATTACTAGGTGGCTTAGTAAAGATATAAGATTACCATTAGGAATTGCATTTAGGTTATCTAAAGTTCTTGGTGTTAGTTGTGAAATCTTATTTGAGGATTATGCATAAATGGGAATGAAAAGCGCGCATCCAGGATTTCAAGCTATTCAGGATATGATCTCTAAGAAAGAAGGTGTAAGTAAAAATAGTGCTGGTGCTATCCTTGCATCTAGAAGTAGGAATGCATCACCTGAAGCAAAGAAAAAGAATCCTAGATTGAAGATGGTTAAGGGATAATTTTTGTGCCATTCGATGAGAAAGGGGAATGGAAACCTAATATTAAGCAGGAAAAGCTATTAGCTATTCCTCCTTCTATTAAAGAAGCTGCATTATTAGGTGGCGCGGGAACTGGTAAATCTGAATTACTTCTAATGCTAGGGATTTCTAATAAGTGGCATGAGAATGGTAATTTCAAACAATTATTTACCAGAAGAACATTTCCTGAATTAAAATTAGAAATCATTCCGCGAAGTAGAAATATTTATCCTAAATTCGGTGGTAAGTACAATTCTACTGATAAGGTTTGGACATTTGAATCTGGCGCGTTAATTTTCTTTGGTCATTGCGAGAATGAAAGTGATGTTAAGAATTACGATGGTATGGAGATCAATCTCTATACACCGGATGAAATAACATCATATACGGAATATCAATATTTATATATTGGATTTACTCGCGTTAGAACAAGTGATCCTAATCTACCTGCTATTATTAGATCAGCAGGAATGCCCGGTGGGATAGGACATACTTGGGTTAAGAAAAGATTTATTGATCCATATCCTAAAGGTGGCAAGATATTACGAGGTAAAGGTGGAAATAAAAGAATCTTTATCTTCGCGACCTTAGTTGATAATAAAGAACACATTGATCCAGGATATGCGCAATCATTAGAAGCATTACCAGAAGCTGAAAAGCGCGCCAAGAAATATGGTGATTGGGATGCTTATAGTGGACAAGTATTTGATGAGTTCCGGGAAGTTAATTATCCTGATGAACCTGATAATGCTTTACATATAATTCAACCTTTTGATATTCCTAATTGGTGGATTAAGATTTTAGCAATTGATTGGGGTTGGAACCCCGGTCAAACGATTTTACAATTTGGAGCGATATCACCCAATCGAAAATTATATTTATATCGCGAACTTGCTTATAGTAAGATTTTAATTAAAGATTGGGCCGCGGAAATCAAACCAATTATTGAGAAAGAGAATATTGAGGATATTGTAATTTGCCATTCCGCCGGTCAGCATAGAGGTGAACCTCAAACTATTTTAGAACAGGTAAGTGAAGCATTAGGAATTACAATTCGATTAGGTGAGAAAGATCGAGTTGGCGGTAAGATGTTGTTACATGAATTCCTAAGATGGAAACAATTACCAGTTCCAAGTAGTGAGACATTAATCTTTGACCAGGAAAAGGCAGATTGGATTTTAAGGAATAAAGGTTTAGAAGATTATAAGTTATATCTTTCCTTATTCGATCCTGTTAAAAAGGAAGATAACTTACCAAAATTACAAATTTTCAATACTTGCAAATATCTTCCAGGCGCGATTAAAGCCTGTGTTTATGATGACAAGAACGCGAATGATGTAAAAGAATTTGTTGGTGATGATCCTTATGATACTGTAAGGATGCTAATTAGAAGAGCTGATACTTATTTTGATTCCTCTAATGAAATGGCAAAGGAATTAGAAAAGAGAGAAGCTCTTATTAAACAGTTTGAAACCAACAAAGATATGACAGCCTTCTATAGAAATGCTAGAAGATTAGAATTAGAATCGGATGATAGCGCATTAGCAGTTACAAGATTTCATAGAAGGCATTGATTTATCATGAAAGAAATTTTAGAAGCATTTAAATATTGGTTAATCGATAAGTTTGAAAAGGAAGAAGAGAATCCTCTAATTGAGGAAATTCATTTTCTTAGACTTCAACTTGAAAAGAAAGATATTGAAATTAAACGATTAACTGATAAGATCATTCAATTCTCTGAACCTCAAATTATTAATAAAGAGGTTGAGAATTTTGATGATGTTGAATCAATTAATAAGAATTCTTATATCCCCTGGAATGTTAAGAAGAGGCAATTAGAAGAAGAAGATAGGAAAAAAGGATATAAGATTAAGTTAGAAGCAGAAGAAGCTCTTAATAAGAATAAAAGCACAGAGCAATTGGAAAAAGAAATCATTAGTGAGTTTGATGAATTAGTTGCTGATAATGAAGGAGTTACAAAATGATTGGTGGCGTTGATCCTATGTTGATGCAGAAGTTAGCACAGATGCGCGCTGGTCAAATGAATGGTCAGATGCCACAGATGGGAAATAATATTCCATCTGCATCTACTGTTAGTAATCCACAAATGGGAATGGTGCAACCACCTATTTCACAGCAACCAATGGCGCAGCAGGGTATTGGACAATTAAATCCACAGGTTATTCAGGCATTGATTGCGCGACGGAATATGATGCAAATGCAACAGCCATCAGGAATGCAGCCTAATCCAATGGGGCAGTAACATGGCAAATGGATTTAGGTTTGCACCATCTCATATTCCTTTGTTTAAGAAATTTAGTACAAAGCCTAAAGTAACAAAGTTAAAGATTGCTCAACCTAAGTTTCCTAAATTGAAGAAACTTTAAAATGCCAAAAGAACCTGTGCTGTCTGAAGAATTAAAGGCAGCACTTAAAAGTTTAGTCGATGAGTTTGATAAAGAAGATCAAACTTCACGCGAACGTCAAATTCGCCAATGGAAAAGACTGCAATATATGTGGGCAGGATTTTCCCGTGTATGGTGGAGTGAGACTGCACATGATTGGCGCGTTTTTGATTCTACAGTAAATGTAGATGATGGCGATCAAGCTTATTACGATAAGAACATTAATATCTTTAAAGCATTCTTAGAATCGATTATTGCTGCAATGTCAGCAGCGGTTCCTGGTATAAAATTCAAACCAGATGATGCGGATAAAGTTAATGATTGTTTGACCGCGAAAGGCGCGAATAAGATTATTGAATTAATCTTTGAACATAATGACGCGCCACTATTATTTATCAAATCCCTATTTGTCTATTGCACTCAGGGAATGGTCGCGGCTTATAATTATACCGATGAGAGTTTGGAATATGGTTCCGTAGAAGTTGGCAATTATAAGAATGAAACTCAAAAGGTTAATAATTCTTATTGCCCGGAATGCGGAAAACAAATTCAAGGTTTAGATTTAGAAGCTGCAATTAAATCGGAATTACTTGAAATTGATGAATTTGATCCTGGGGATGATGACGCGGCGTTTCATAATGATATCGCAGAAGGTAAAATCCTTTGTGAGCATTGCCAGCAGGAAATTGATCCTGAATTAAGAGAAGAAGAAATCGTTGTTAGCAGGATGGTTGGATTAACAACTCAACCAAAATCGCGGCAGAAGATTATTGTCGAAGGTGGATTATACGTTAAAGTTCCAAATTATGCGCGGTGTCAGGCTGATGTTCCATATTTAAATTATTCTTACGAGACTCATTATTCCTTTCTTTATAAGAAATATAAAAATTTAAGGGATGGTGATAAGGATCTATCATCTATTTCTGATTCAGATGGAAATCAGATGTATGATAGATGGGGAAGATTAAGTCCCCAATATTATGATGAATATCCGCGCGCCACACCAACTGTTAGAAATTGGTGGATTAGGCCAAGTGCATTTGAAGGTATTAAAGATGATCTTTTAAGAAAAGAAGCTTATAAAACATTCCCTGATGGTTGTAAGATTGTCTATGTAAATGATCTATTTGCAGAGGCATGTAATGAAGCATTAGATGATCATTGGACTTTAACTTATAATCCTTTAAGCGAATTTCTTCATTTCGATCCTCTTGGGTTGATGATTACATCAATTCAGGAGATTATGACTGATTTAATTAGTTTAACATTACAAACTATTGAACAGGGAATCCCACAGACATTCGCGGACCCATCAGTTTTAAATTTCAATGCTTATAGGAACACGGAGATTAAACCGGGTTCTATTTTTCCTGCTAAACCAAAATCAGGAAAATCTATTAGTGAAGCATTTTATGAAGTAAAGACAGCGCAATTATCACAGGAAGTTGGTCCATTCGGTGATAAGGTTCAGGAATTAGGACAATTTTTATCCGGTGCGATGCCAGCGGTGTTTGGAGGGGATCAGAATAATTCTAGCAGAACTGCATCACAATATGCAATGTCTAGGGCGCAAGCATTACAAAGATTACAAACGCCCTGGAAAATGATTACGTTCTGGTGGAAGAATATTTTTGGTAAAGCTGTTCCTGCTTATATCAAGAATATGCTTGCTGATGAAAAGATTGTAAAGTCTCAGGGGGATAGCTGGATTAATGTTGTAATTAGAAAAGCAGAATTAGATGGTAAATTAGGCGATGTCGAATTAGAAGCCGCTGATGATTTACCAATGACAATTGCACAGACTAAAGATGTTATCATGCAATTGTTCAATATGAATAATCCTGCTATTCTTGAGGCATTAGCAATTCCCGGAAACTTACCTTTAATCGCGCAGGCAATTGGATTAACTGATTTTGAAATTCCCGGTGAGAATGATAGAGAAAAGCAGTTAGAAGAAATTCAACTATTAATTCAATCTAGTCCAATTACAGGCGATCCTGATCCCATGACAGGAATGCCAAATGAACAATCATCTATTCAACCTGAATTATTAGTTGATAAACATGCTGTTGAGGGTGAAGTTTGTAGGGAATGGTTAGTTGATGAAGTTGGAAGGCAATGTAAGGTAGATAATCCAAACGGTTATAAGAATGTTCTTTTACATCTGAAGGCTCACATCGAAGCAATGAAAGTATTACAAGGTGGAATGCAACCACCAGCAGGTAATCAACCGACAAATGGTAATGGAATGGCTAATGCTCCCAAGCCTCCACAACCACCAATTATGGGACCAGCAACTAGTCAGGAAGTGAATCATGGGCCGCGGCAGTAATATTTTTATGAAGATTCCTGTTAATTATTATTCCCCTGATGATGAAGGTATATTAGAGGATAGTACATTAACGCCTGATGGAATCTTAGACATTCTTAACTCTGATGATGAATCCGATGAACCTGGTAAAACTGATGATTCAGAGTTGGATGAAAAAGAAGAAAAAGAAGGCAAAGATAAAAAAGAAGAAATTGAAGAAGATGATAAAGAAGGTAAGGAAGATAAGAAAGAAGAAAAGGAAATTAAATTAAATGAAGATGAGGAAGATGAATTAACATTCAAGCATATTCCTCGTCAGCAGATTTTAAAGAAGTATCCGAATTTCTTTAAAGAATTTCCTTCGATTGAAAAGACGATTTATAAGGAACAGCAATATAGTGAGCTGTTCCCAACGATGCAGGAAGCTAAAGATAGTAAAGAAGCTGCTGAAAATTATCAGCATTTTGAATCTGCTTTACTATCGGGAAATATTTCACCAGTTCTCAATTCATTAAAGCAATCTGACCCGAATGCTTATGAAAAGGTTGTTGAAACTTTTTTACCGACATTAATTAAATCTGATAAGAACGCATCTGCAATTATTACCGCGCAGGTGATGAAGGGTTCTATTATCACGATGTTTAGTGAAGGTAAGGCGCGGAATAATGAGAACTTACAATTAGCCGCGCAGATTCTTCATGAATTCGCTTTTGGAACTGGTCAAAT